TCATGGCTCGAAAGCTGTATCATTGACGGCAAGAAGCGCAAACATAAAGGCAAAGCTGTTCAAAACAAGATCAATGGAATACGAAGAATCGGAAAACGAAGCCACAGGTGGCTATGTGTCAACAGGCCACAAGATCAAGGTTCAGAAACTTTTTACCCCAGAACAGCTATTTAATGAAATGGGCTGTGGAGTATCATCTCACAAGGGGTGTTATTCTATTCTGGTAATAAAGGATCCCGACTTCAAAGTAAGCAAAGAAGATTTGCTTGATGCCGTTAAATTTGAATTTGGAATAAAGTACGGGGACAGGGTGTTTCATTCAATTCAGGACAAGGCTGTGAGGATATTCATGCAAAAGTGGAGTGAAATATATGAGCAAGGCTAATGAAGATGCTGCTCTTTTACCGTTCGAGGAAATTCACAAGAAAATGATAGGTCTGCTCAAGAGTAATGGCGGAAACGTGTCAGATGCTTGCGAAAAGCTAAAAATATCAAGGCAGACGCATTACAACTGGATCGACAGAGTTGACACCTATAAAAAAGAAGTGGATGACGTAAACGAGGCCGTGCTGGATTTTGCCGAGTCACAGTTGATTTTGAATATCAAAGCTGGAAAAGAAGCGTCATTGATTTTTCTTTTAAAGTGCAAAGGCAAGAAAAGAGGCTATATTGAGAAAACAGAGCATGACATAAATGTTTTCAGAACAGCTAACCTGACAGAACAAGAAAGAAAAGCAGCGGACAAAATACTCGATGCAATCACAAGCGGTAATATTGACGGATGAAATAATTGTCCAAAGGATAAGGGAGCGGTGCGAGGATGAAACCAACGGCTTTAAATTCTTTGTTCAATACTTCTACCTAAGACAAAAGGGGACGCCATTCATAATCAACTGGCATCACGACAAGATTATTGATGCCTTAATGGACGTATGGCATGGTCGGACGACATTCCTGAATATCAACATACCTCCCCGCTATTCCAAGACAGAGCTTGTGATAATCATGTTTTCGGCATGGGCTTTTATGAAAAACCCGCGTTGCGAGTTTATTCACCTAAGCTATTCAGAACAGCTTGTGCTTGAAAACTCTGAAAGGATACGCGAAATACTAAAGTCTGCAGAGTTCAGGGAGATATGGGGCGACTTATCAATAAACCCGAATAAAGACTCGAAAGGCTCATGGGGTACGGGTAAAAACGGTTCATTCTTAGCAACTTCAAGCGGTGGCGGTGTTACTGGGTTTGGAGCTGGCAGGTTCGACGAAAACAAAAAAGCGAAGTTTACCTTTAGTGGTGCCATTCTAATCGACGATCCTTTAAAACCAAGCGACGCATTTTCTGATGTTAAAAGGGAATTTGTAAACTCGCGGTGGGATAGCACAATCAAGTCAAGGCGAAACTCGCCAAAAACCCCCGTTATTTGCATCATGCAAAGAATCCATGAAAACGATTTTGCTGGCTTGATAAGAAAAGATCCAGAATTCGACTGGGTTCACTTGGTTCTGGAGGCGTTAATAGATGAGGGGGAGAAAACGGAAAGGGCGTTGTGGGAAGCAAAGCATACAGTAGAGCAGTTGAAAGCGATAAGGGGCAAAAATTCTTACAATTTTTCAGCCCAATACCAGCAGAACCCGAAACCGCTAGGGGGCGGCATAATTAAAGGGGCTTGGTTCAAACGCCATTCAATAGTTCCAAAATTAAAGTATCGAGTTATCTATGCAGATACCGCGCAGAAAACAAAAGAAAGGAACGACTATTCAGTTTTTGAATGCTGGGGACTTGGGGAGGAAGGCGGGATTTACTTGCTGGATGTCAAGCGCGGCAAGTGGGAAGCACCAGAGCTAAAAAAAACCGCTATTGATTTTTGGAATAAGCATAAACCCCTAAAGAATGGGACGCTAAGATCCATGAAGGTCGAGGATAAAGCCAGCGGAACTGGACTTATTCAGGATATTCACCGAGAGGGCAAGATACCAGTAAAAGGTATCCCGAGAGAAACAGACAAGCTCACCCGAGTTATGGATAATGTTTCTTATATTGAATCTGGATATGTTAGCATTCCAGAGGAAGCCGAATGGATAAGCGACTTTATCCATGAATGCGAGGCTTTTACCAAAGATGACACTCACGCGCATGATGACCAAATTGATCCTATGTGCGACGCGATAACTGATATGCTGGCAGGTCAAACAAGAGGGTTTTTTTCATGATACGAAAATTTATGAATTGGCTGTTCATGCCAAAGACGGAACTTATAGCAGAGTCCCCGCCTTTCGACTTTGTACAACAAGGATATTTTTCTACGGACATTCCATACGGCAAAATAGATAGGGCAGCGGTGGCAGCACAGCTTGAGGCAAGGCACAAGCCAGCTTTCAAAGTGGTATCAGGTACAGGGGAGCATGTCGCTATGGACGCAGCGGTGGCTATGGACGAAGCGGGGAATGCCTTTAGCTTTGCACAACAAGCAATGCCAGATAGCAACTACTTGTGGTTCGCCTCACAATCATTTATCGGGTATCAAACTTGCGCGATTATCGCCCAACACTGGCTGGTGGACAAAGCCTGTATGAGCCCAGCCGAGGATGCAGTGGCCAACGATTTTGAGCTGTCATTTCCAGAAAGCAGCGACAAAGACGATACTCTGGACAAGGATCTTAAAGCCACGGATAAGGAATACCAGATTAAAAAGAATTTGATTGAGTTCGTAAAGTTCAGCCGAGTTTTTGGCATACGAATTGCTATGTTTATAGTTGAGTCAGATGATCCAGATTATTACAAAAAGCCATTCAACATAGATGGCGTGAAAAAAGGCACCTATAAAGGCATTTCACAGATTGACCCGTACTGGATGACACCACAGTTGACCACAATAGGCGCGACAGATATATGGTCGAAAAACTTTTATGAACCAGAGTTCTGGCAGGTATCAGGAAAACTCATTCATAAAAGCCACCTTTGCATAATTCGACATTCAGAAGTTGCCGATATTCTAAAGCCAAGCTACTTATTTGGTGGCCTGTCATTGCCTCAAAAAATATACGAGCGAGTCTACGCAGCCGAGCGCACCGCAAACGAGGCACCGCAGCTTGCCATGACCAAAAGGACTACGGCACTCAATATCGACATGGAAGCGGCAGTCGGGGGCGAAAGGAGCTTAGTTGACAAGATACTCGACTGGACACGATTCAGGGACAACTATGGAGTCAAGTTACTGGGCATGGATGAGCAAATCACACAGCAAGATACCAGCCTTGCCGATCTGGATAATGTCATCATGACCCAGTATCAATTAGTCGCTTCAATAGCCAATGTGCCGTCTGTGCGCTTGCTGGGGACTAGCCCTAAAGGGTTCAATGCTACAGGCGATTATGAAATGAAAACCTACCATGAGGAACTAAGGCAGCTACAGGTAAACGACCTTAATCCTTTGCTGGAGAGACATTATGAGCTTGTGCAAAAGTCTGTCTACGGAGTGGTAAAGTTTTTTGAGATCAACTGGAAACCGATTGATATTCCGAACGCTAAGGAGCAAGGGGAGCTTGATAAGGCAAAAGCAGATCTATATAAAACCTATGTCGATGCCATGATCCTTGACCCAATGGAAATCAAGAAAAAACTTTCAGAGGACAAAGACAGCGGGTTTAACAATCTGGACTTATCGTTCGGGCTGAATGATGATGATGACAGCGAGACAGAGTAATGCCGAAAACAATAACGGGGACACCCTTGAGGCAATCGTCATACTTGGCGAAGGTATACAATGACCAGCTTCAAAAGCTAATTGACCAAATGACAAAGGATGTCGAGAGCGAACTTAAAAAACTGTTCAGCCAAGACTTTGCAGCGGAATACTTCGATGAGTCAACAGGGCAGGATGCCAGTATAAGCAGCCAAGCAAGGATTTTATTAAACCGCCTATTCGGTAAATACGGAGAGCGGTTTAACAGAAAAGCGGATAAGCTGGCCGACTTTATGGTGATGGAATCATTCAAGCGAACTGGCACACAAATGCAAAGCAGCCTGAAAGCCATGTCAAGCGAGTTCGAGATAAACCCGCGAAAAATTACAGATCCGATCAATGAGGTTTTAACAGCCTCAATTCAGGAAAATGTCAACCTTATAAAAACCATTCCAGAGAGATACCTAAATCAAGTGCAGGGGCAAGTCATGCGGTCTATAACAACGGGCAGCGGGCTGGAAATGCTTACACCGTTTTTTGCCGAGCAAAAAGGAATCAGCAAGCGACACGCAAAAAATATGGCACTGGATCAAACACGCAAGGCGCATGGGGCGATAAACAAAGCGAGAATGCAATCAGCGGGTATAACAAAATTCAAGTGGAAGCATTCGGGGGGCGGCCAAAAGCCGAGAAAGCATCACCTTGACAATTATCCAGTAGGCTTGAATAATGGCATATTCCGATTCGATGACTTGCCAGTAATTGACGAAAAAACTGGAGAGCGCGGGATACCAAGCCAAGCAATAAACTGCAAATGTATAATGATACCAGTCATAGAGTTCGATGAATGAGCGCACGAGAGTTTGACATAAACGGATATATGGAGATCCAGAGCAATCCACTTTCTAAGGTGGGCGTTTTTCCTTACTTGGGAAAATCAATCGGGCTTGAGGGGCTAGAGCCAGACAAAGTTTATATGGTTTACAGGCCAGAGTCAGAGCTATCTAATCCTGAATGTATCGAGTCTTTTAAACTTTTGCCGTGGATTGACGAGCATACAATGCTGGGTGATGGGTTTACAGCACCAGAGGAAAAGGGAGTTGATGGCGTAACTGGTGAGAATGTTTACTTCAAAGATGGCTATTTGTTAGGGAATATACGCCTATTTTCCCGCAAACTTGCCGACTTGATTCGAGCTGGCAAAAAGGAATTATCTTGCGGATACCGATGTTTATATCAGGCAGCGCAAGGTATTTACAATGGCCAGCCTTATGACATAATACAAACACAAATACGAGGCAATCATCTCGCGCTTGTTGACAGT